TAACGCGCTTGACTAGCAGCATCCTCATACCAAGCCGTAGCGATACGCGCGCCAGGGGTGGGGGGTTCGGTGGATGAATCGTAAGCCCCATATATTACCCGCACCCGGTTTGCTACCACGTCCAACAGTGGCCCGCGCGTGAGGGTTAGGGTTCCCAGATTGGCGTTTACCTGTGCGCAGTAGCCCGACCACAGCCGGGAAAGGCCCGGTGAGTAAAATTCCAAATGCCGCCCCAGGCCCTTGTCAAGCCAGCGCTCAACTTCCTTTTCACTGGTGCGGATGTTAATACCTAACTCAAAACAATCACCGAAGGCCGTCCACGCGGCGGAGACTGAATCAGCGCGCCAGCCCAGGCTATCATCAATAAATTGTTTGCCGTGAACGAGGGGGCTATAGACAACAAGAGATGGTGTATAACCCTGAAAATATGAAGGCGTGGTCATCGTGCCCCCCGCATCACCTGATAGCGCTGTTGTTTGAATAGTTGGATTGTATGCGTAGTACGGGGTTCCCCTACCCAAGTTTGAGTGATGATGACGCCCTCATCCCCATTATCCCAGTCGTTATCCGTGCCGCCTTGCAGGGTTCCGTATACCTCTTTGTTATTTGCTCCACCTACGCCCGTAACCACGGCGTAACTGCCGTCATTACGATTATAAATTATGTCGCCCGCGCGTACACCAGAGCTTAAAAAGTCTACACCTGTATCGCTTAAAAACGCCAGGTTATTGCCGCCGTCGTGGGTGGCGTTTACCCGGTGTAGGCGCATGGCCAGTATATTCAAATATTGCTCAGAGTTCGCTTGTAGTTGCAGGGGCGTTGTACCAATTGAAAGCCAGTTGTTGATATTCCCATCGGGGCCGACGAGCTTAGTGTCATTTTGGCGTTTGTAGTTTAACCCTATCCGTAGATAACGGCCCCAGTCCTCATAGGCTAAAATACCGTTGATCGTTGAATTAGCATTCACCACATCTAGCGCAAATTCATCAATCGGTACTAATGCCGCGTCGTAAATTATCAGATCGCCAGGGCTACCGTTGGCTAACACAGATGCGTTAACCTGAATAAAAAGGTCGGAGATGGGCAAATCAGAGGGTTGTAATTCGATTTCACCGAAGTCTAAAAATGGAAATCCCTCTATAACCGGCACGGTAACGGTTTCGCTAGAGTAAAAGACACCGGAGCGATATTTTGAAAGCAAATCCACCGACACGGAAAAGTCGCCCAGATCGCCATCAATCTGCATTACACGCACAAAGAGGTGATGGCGTCCATAGTATGCCGTGGTCAACTCCGGGGAAAGCGACAGCCGCGCGCGCATAACTAAACCCTCAGCCGCAACGCCTGGATTAAAAACCGCAGCCCTCCCCGTCGGGGCCTCTGAGCGCGTGCTCAACGTACAGTTTGTCCCAACCTCAATACCGATATGTGAGGGGTTTTGCGTATCCGAAAAATTGATAAACATTTGGAATAGATCGCCACGGCTGGTAGAGCGAGTACCAACGATCACCCGGTCGGCGCTCGCAAAACTCTCTTCCGGGGGTCCTAGCGTGCTTTGATTGATACCCGATGACTGGTTATACAATAGAGTTTTAATCAGCGCGGGCAAGTCACCAAGAATCTGGTCACTGGCTAATGTTGCCGCAGACCACAGCACAGAGTATGGATCTCGGTTTTGTTGAACGATATTCAAGGCTTCAGCAGCATTGACCAAAAACCGCACCCAATAACCGGTCACGCCATTGACTATGTTGGGGACCCAGTCGGGTACTTCTTTCCAAACGAATGAACCTACCACGGCATTTGTAAATCGAAACGTCGTGTCAAAAAATTCTAGATCGGTCCAGGCTCCGCCGTCCCAGTATTCCAATTTGCAATCCAGGCCGGTGCTCGTATTTGCCAGATCAAAGACGATGGATGCGAACGGGCCGCCATACGGGGAAGCGGTTGACGAACAAACATAGAGCGCGTCATTGACGGCCACCGGGTTGGGGAATAGCGAATAGGGCAACCCTGCGCCGATGAGGTTTCCACCAAACGCGCCGCCGTCATCTATGAATATGTGTGTGATTTGCGCACGGTTGTTTTTGTTAGCAACATAGACTTCATTATCACACGTCGCGCCACGCCCTTGGGTTTGGGTGCCGTCAACATATTCAACCGTCAGGATCGGTTCACTGCCGACGGTTTCACCTGAAAAGAACAAAGGATTGGGGCCAGTTGCGTTTTGCGCAAATGGCTTAAAAAACAACATTATATCATTACCGCTGCCCCACGTGACCAAGTCGGTAATTTCTTGAATAATTGCGGATAGGTTGGGCGTGTCATAGGTGTTGTTTATGATTAGTGTCGGGATATTCCAGTTGATCACATCTGCGGTTACTGGGCGCCCAAGATAATCGGCGGTATCGCCAGGTATTAACGCGGTGGGCGTTGCCGATAGCTCCCCGGCAATGTCGGTAAAACCTACCCCAGTGGTGTTTACGGCTGCTTCTAAAGTCACATAAGAATCGACGATAGTTGCGCCTTGTGGGATAGCCATACCCCTAAACCGAATCATTATGTCATAAAATGGTTGTCCTATCTCTAGCACTACAAACGCAGTACTCACGGTAGCAGCGATTTTTTCATAGCGTCCATCATCCGTGCCGATGGTGGGAATACCGGTATCACTCCCAAATGTTTCATAGCGCAACTGCTCGCCGCTTACCTCTACACACTCCTCGCTCCCCGGTGCGTAACCCATCCAGATTGTATGTTCGAGTGTAAGCGTGAGTTCCTCCATTGCGTTGGGGGGACTGACTTTAGAAAATGGTGAGGTGTATGGGTCGTCAATGTTTGGCGTACTCCAGGCGTTAATGATTGCATAGCGGATATTTGTTTCACAGTCTGAGCGTGCTTCAAGCCATACGGGTTCATTTTGCCAATCCGTTGCCCAATAATCCACGGATTTATTCAGCAAGCGCCAAAGTTCTTGCAGACCATAAATAAGCGCATCCTGGCTTTGCGCGCTGGCTATAATATCGTGCGTATCCACGATATTTCCAAACTGCCGATTGACAAGCCGTCGGCTATCAGACAAGGGAGAGCTTTGCCACGTGCCGCCAGCTTTCCAGGGTGGAAGTTGTGGGAGAACCGCTTTTGCGCCGCCGTCGTGATTTAAAGAAATTACGTTAACTCCATTTAGTAAACTAATAACCGTCGTGCCATCTGTTATTCGATAAATCTCTGTCATCCTCTTCCCCCGACCTCTTGCCTGACGATTCTGCGCACCACGCCTTCAAAGCGTTTCAACCCCACGTCACCGCTGATTTGATTTTTCCCGAAGTCCATACTGACATTAGTATCTCCCTGGTTGACAAAGTTCGTTACCCCGGCGCTTGCTGCCTGCATAGGCGCATTGACTAGCTGGCTAGATAGTAGCTGCATCGCCCCCACCGGCGCGCCCATGCCGCTCAAAATCCCTTCGGCCACACCCGCGTCAATCTCTGTGCCGATCTTCATCATCACCTTAGATGGTGACGCAATTCCTAGCGCGTCCTCGGTTGCGGCTACTACCATTTCCATTCCGGTTATCATTGCGGCGGCCAGGTCATTCATATCAGCGTCGAGGCCCAATTCCAAACCGCCTAATATGTCCCCGGCGTCAAGGCCGTGCTCGGTGATGAGGTCTAGGAGCTGCAACTGTTGTTCTAGGAATGCCATGTCTTGCTGGGCTTGCTGCGCGCGGGCAATGCGTTCTTGTTGTTCGGCGTATTTCTCAGCCTCAGCGGTCAACTCCTCAGCGGTCAAAAGCTGTTCGTCTAATAAATCACCTTGTACCTCGGCCATCCGCTGAGAAAGCCGTAGTAGGTCAATATCAGTTGCGGTGGTAAAGTCAAAGTTCTTGAATCCTAATGCAATGGCCTGTTCTTGTAAATCCACCGTGGCCTTAAAACGATTGTTTACTTTGTCCAGGGCATCGCGCTGTTGTAGTAGTATTCGTCTATCTCTGATCAGAACCTCCGCAAACGAAGAGCCCTCAACTTCCTCTAGTCCTACAATTTCCGCCTCAACAGATTCAATAAAGAATTTCCCAACACCCAATGCTTTTCCAATGTCGCCCGTGAGTAAGTTGGCAATATCAAAGCGTTTTGATTCTAATCCCGTAATCACAGCATCGGCCACACTACTAAACGTACTGAAAACGCTTTGTAGTAGGTCGGGCGTGGCGTCCTCAATCCCACCCATAAAGTTGTGTATGAACGCCTCGCCCGCTTTGCTCAGGCCAAACAATGGACTACTGGTATCCTTCGGCTCTGAGAATGGGAGTTTGTCGGCGAGGTCTTGTAGTTTGCCACTGAAGAAATCAACGAGGCCCTGCCAAGCATTCTCGATACCGGTTTTAATTGCATCAACGATAGACTGCCCAACTGTACTGAGTTTATCCGGGAAGTCTGTAAATAGTTTTTTGAGTGCTGTGAGTTTGGTATCAACTGCTGTTTTGATAAGCAACCACGTAGTGTTGAAAGCTGTCTTCATACCTTCCCACGCCCCTCCCCAATCTGCGGCAACATCTTCCAATGTGGTTCCCATCACGTTCATCACGCCTTCTATAAACTCAGTCACGATTGTTGTGATACCATCCCATATATCTGACGCAACTGTTTTTATGGATTCCCAGGCCCCTTCCCAGTCACCGTTTATAAGCAACATTACCGTTTCTATAATTCCAAGAACCGTGTTGATCGCGGTTTCTACAATGGTTTTAATGATGTTCCACACGTTGTCAATTGCGGGAGTTAGAGCTTCCCACGCTACGATTACCAACCCGACAGCTACCATTATCATATCCACCCACACACCCACAATATCTATGATGAAATTGATAACGGTTTCCACGGTGTTCTGAATTAGCGGGAAATTTGTTTCAAACCATGTAATAACGCTATCAATCGCGGGTTCTAGTATTTCCGAAAATACCCCAACGAATACATCAATGTTTTCCTGAATTTTTGAGAGTACTGTATCTGCGGTCTCCTGAATCAACGGCCAATTCTCTTCAAACCAGGAAACTACCGTGTCAAATTGCTCCACTATGAACGTTGTAACCTCATCTACTACCGGCATTACACTGTCATTAAAAAAGTCTATCACCGTCTCTATTGCTGGCAGTAGCGTGTCTCTCCAAGCAAACGCAGCTTCATCAAGGGCAGTCGGAATGTTGGTTTCAAACCATGCGATTATATCCTGAACGGCGGGGTTAACGGTATCTGTAAAGAACTTCACTACTGTTTCCACGGCTGGAAGCAGAGTGTTTTCCCAAACGACGGCAGCGGCCTCAAGGGCAGCGGGGATGTTGGTTTCAAACCACGTGATGATGTTCTGAACAATCGGCGCAACTGTACCCGTCATAAAATCCGCAACAGTGGTAATCGCCGGGAGCAACGTGCCTTCCCAGATAGTAGCGGCGGCTTGCAGCGCCACGGGGATGTTATCAGCAAACCACGTAACGACGTCAGATATTGTTGGGATAAGAGTGTTTGCAATGAAGTCGGAGACCGTCGCCATTGCTGGTAGCAAAGTGGTCTCCCAGAATGACCCGGAAGTTTCAAGAGCCGTCGGGATGTTGTCTGCAAACCAGGTAATGATATCCATCACAATCGGGGCAAGCGTGCCGGTGATATAATCGGCGTATGCCTGCACGATTGGTAAAAGTACAGCGTCCCAAAAATCAGCGGTGTTTTGTAGAGCCGCAGGCAAGTTCTCGCCAAACCATGCTATTACATTAGCCACAACCGGGGCGACTGTACCGGAAATGAAATCAGAGACGGCTTGAATTGCAGGAAGCAATGTGTTCTCCCAAAATGTCGCCCCTATTTCAATAGCTGCTGGTATTTTCTCACCAAGCCACCCTACCACCGCTTCAAAGCCCGCTTCAATGGCTGGGATATGCTGCGCTATGAAGTCGGCGAAACTCCTGGCTAGGTCGGCGAGGATAGGGAGTAACACAGAACCGAGCACAATCTGCAATGTTTCGATAGTGCCGTTCAATGCTTCCATCGCCCCGCTAAACGTAGCGCCCCGCGCGGCGGCTTGCTCTTGGATGGTGGCAGCGTTGGCGGTGGCTTCGACCATATCATTCCATCCAATAACGCCTTCCGCCTGTAGCACATTCATCGCTCTAAGACCCCGAATTGTAAAAATCGAGGCTAGGGCAGCATCTCGCTCTGCTGCGCTAGCGCCCCCAAGCGCAGTTTCAAATTGCCCGATTATTTCTACAGCCGGAAGCATTTCCCCCGTCGTTGCGTCGCGCACGTCAATTCCTAGCGCGTCCAACCATTTTGTCGCCATTTCAGTAGGAGCCTGTAACGAGGTTAGCATTGAATTTAGAGATGTACCAGCCATTGACCCCGTGATTCCGCGCGTTGATAAAATTGCGAGTGCATTATTTACATCTTCGATGGGTATTTTCATTGCACCTGCTGTTGGCGCAACCATCCTGAGGGCTTCTACCATGTCGGGGACGTTGGCCACAGAAGCGTCGGCGGCCATAGCCATATTATTAAGTGCAAAGTTTATGAAATTGGCGCGCTCTTCTGCGGTCTCCAGGTCAGCGCCAAATGTCGAAATTGCTATAGAGGCTAGGTCAGAGGCTTGCGCAACGTCAAGTTCAGATGCAGCGGCCAGGTCAAAGGACGCCCGTAGCGCGCCGCCAAGTTCCGCCCCCTCATTCATAAAGCCGTTGAGATCGCCAAAAACTTCGGTGGTAGTCAGGCCGGACTTAAACAGTCCCGTCATTGCCTTACCTGCACCCGATGCCGAAGCGCCCAGGATGCGGGTATCGGCACCGACGGCAATAGAAATATCGCCGAGCTCTTCAACGGTTAATCCGGTTGAGGATGCGGCAACGCCTAGTACCGCCATTGAGTCCTCAAACCCCCTGGCGACTGTGATGCTGGATTTGCCGAATTTTACCAGGGCCACACTTGCAGCCGTGACGCCAGCAATCGCCGCGAGCGCGGCAACTTTTCCGACGTTCACCAATGCTTTACCAAACTTATTCAGAAAGCCAGTTGACTTATCCGCACCCTTCCCGGCCTTTTTGTTGGCATTGTCAATCTGCGTCATACCGGTAAGGTATTTTTGCAGACCCTTAATTACGGCTTCAACACCTACCTGTGGAAATGCCACCTGCTAATTTCTCCCTGTCCCCTCAGAAAGACTATTATTTAAGTAGCTGCTCTGACAAATCGATGTCTTCTGAATTTGCACCGATTTTACTGGCTATAGGGCCAATATCAGAGGCGGAGATAAAAATGTTACGAATGAATAAATATTCTAGATCGGTTTCCGCCTCAAGGTCAAAGCCGCTCAAATCAATGTGGCCCAACTTTTCATATAACTTGAGTTTGCGCAACCATTTGTCATCTTCGGGCATTGCAATCAACTCAAAGCAAAACATACTGATTGTGTCGAGCAGTGCCATTACCAAAACGTGCTTCTCGTCTTTGTCGTGTTTTTTGTAGCACTCAAGCAATGCGCCCGTGCCACTTTCCACGACGCGCGCCTTGCCGCCGTGTCGTTCCAGAATATCGTTTGTTCCCTCGTTCATTTCATTTTCCTTTTCTCGATAACTGTCTGAGTAATGATTTGCGCTCTTGTTCCTGCGCTGTCCACGCTTCCATCGCGCGTATCTCGCGATAATAGGCCAGGTGTATGCCCTTGGCTGTGTCACTCAATTCCTGCCATCTGTCCCAGTCCACCCCGGCGTCTTTGGCAGCGGCTACGCGATCTACTACCCCGGACATAAACCAATTGCCGCTTTTTAGCGGCAAATCACTGGTACGCGGCCCGTCAGGTTTCCGCCACCGGATGTTGAAATGTATCAGCGGCCTTTACCGCTTCCACCTCCACGGGGTCAGCCTGGGCCTTGATATGTAACGCTAGTTGCGTGCGCTCGGTGCGGTTGCTCAAAACTTCATTGTCTAACCAGAATAGTTTAAACTCTTTCGGGTCGTCTGGTATCTCAATGTGGAGCGCCTGGTAGGTTGCTTTCCAAGCGTCGCCATCCGGGTTATCTGTTACGCCCGCGAAAATAAACGCTTCAGTTACAGCGCCAATCGTTTCAGTGAGCAGTGCCCGCAGGTTGTCTTGATAATCTAACCACCCTTTTTTGTCCTCATCGCTGGTGCTTTCGTCAGCAATGGAATCAGAATCGTGTTCAAACGTTTCACCTACCGATGTTTCGTAGGTCGGCGGCTTTAATTCCCCGTGTTCGTCCTCGAATTGTTGCCGCGCCATTGCCCGCACCCGTTCGATGGTCATCATCGAAACTGGCTTGAGCGTGAGCGTTATGCCGCTTTGCGTTGTGAATGTTTTAACGTCCATTGTTCCCTGCTAGGTGACAAACAGGCGGCGCGTTTGAGGGGAGGGAACACGCCCTGCCCTTCAACAGAATTGCAGTTGCACCCGCGCCGACGTTACCAGCTACGTAACAGCCGTTGTTTGAATACATCTCGACATCATTCAGGCCCAGGTTTGCCGGTACGGGTTGCAGCGTCCAGGAGTACCCACCATCTGAGGTTAGGTATACAGAGCCGACTGGGGCAGCGGTGTTGTAAACTGCCACGCCCCGCGCATTACTCCAAAAGTGCAGCCGTGTGATTTCACCGGCGGCGGCGAGGTCGAGCAACTCTGTCCAGTTGTCGCCGGAGTCCCAGCTATACCAGAAGTTGGCGTCATCTGTACCCAGGATGATGCGTTGTGCGCTGAACACGTGCAGCGTAAGCAGGTCGCCCGCCGCGCCTGTACCAGCTAGCGGTGCCCAGGTTGTGCCACCGTCCACCGTGCGGTACATTTCATCAGCTAGTCCCACCGCAAACCCGTTACGCGCGTCCACAAACTGAATCGCTTCAACTGCGGTTGGGCTTAGTTGCAAAGTCCAGGTAAGGCCGCCGTCACTGGAGAACCACATTTCAGACCCGGCACTATACCAAATATGATTGAAGTCCAGCGCGAAAAGCGACTGCGGCCCTAGCGCGCCGACGTTGACAGTTGCGCCGATTACTACTGTTACCCAGGCCGTTGCCCCACCATCATCGGTATAAGCAACTTCTGCGGGGTTTGCCGCCACCGCTTCACGGGCAATCAACCAACGTTCGGTATCCGCATCCACTTGGAAGCGCACCGAGGATACACAATTCTCATCCACCAAAAACGGCATATTTGCCACGTCGGTGGGGTTGGTAGAACCGTTCTGCAGGCGCTGCACGTCTGGCACTTGCGCAACCGCACCGGTTGCCCCGAAATAAGCATCATCACCGGGCAAGATTTGGTCGCCACACGCCGAAGCGCACCGACTGTCACGAACGGCCACAGATAGCATATCCTGGTCGCTATCGCTCGTCAGTTCTGTGAAGACGGGTGTGCGCAGGTCAGTACGTCCTGGCATTGCTGAAAACGCATAATTAGCCAGCGTCTCAGCGTCATCCATTCGCGCCATCCATTGCTGGATGGGGTTATCAGTTACCCACACCGGCCCATACACATAGAGCTTGTCGGCGTTGTTCGGACTGATACCACGCTGCCCACATTCGCCCAAGCTGGCGTAGAAGTTGAATGGGCACTGCCGTTCCTTGTACGGCTCCAAAACTGTCACGGCGCGGTCAAGCAGTCCCGTTACCCCGAAGGTGTTTTTGTCTGGGGATGTTTTGGTTGTGCCCCTCTGTACCCAACGCCCATTGGCGTCATAACACATAATCGGATCAGCGTCACCTTGTGAGTCGGGCAGGTCATCACCATCAAAACAAGAACCAATGTACACCGGTTCTTTAGCCCAGTCTAGCTGGACATATGCCGCGCCCATCAGCGAGGTCAAGGCATCAGTTGCCATCTTTACTTCTCCTTTGCAAATGCGCGCAGCCGCGCTTGATTAACTTTGACATACTCATTAAGTATGCCCCGGACTGTTGCCATATTTGCCAACAAATCACAACGAGTCCAAACCCCACGCGCGTTAAGTTCGGTTACAAACTCAGCCGGTGTGGGAAACGTCAAAGTCAAGCCTTCCAGGTCCCCGTGCGGAATGCCCTTGGCTAGATTCTCTTCTGATACCTGCGCGCCCTCAAGGGTTTTCGCAGGCACTACCGAACGCTTTCGCTTCCCCTTTCTCTTGGGGTCAGCGTGTTCCACAAGGGCCGCTTGGCCCTGGCGTTCTACAATATCAACTTTTGTCATCTGCGGTGCTCCTTTTTATTAAATCCCTAGAAACGCCTTTATCGTGCCAACAGTTATGGCCTTTGTCATTCCAAACCAAAAAGGTAATTTTCGCTTTTTCTGAATCGCATCATCAAAATTTCTCGCCTTTGTTCCTGGATGATTAACGCCTTTGCTAAATACCAATGGCCCAGATGCTCCGCCGCCCCGTGACGCAACTTTTCCTGGCGATGTCTTGGCGCTATAGCCAGATTGAAACACGAGCACCTTGGCATTGCGTGGCCTTATTTCGTGTGGGCGTGTGCCATCATTAACATAGCCGTAAATCTCATCGTCTGTCCATACCTCCGCCGTTACCGCTCCACTCGCGAGGTTAGTTCGTTGGTTAAAAGTGACTTGATGATCCCACGTCGCGGTTGTTTTCTCAAATTCCTTTTGTAAAAGCCCCGCCTGCTTATCAAGTTCTTTTTCTAATTCACTTCGAATTTGACGAATAGTGAGTTTTTTTGGTATTATCGCTTTCCAAAGAACCACCATCGTGTGTCACCTCATCCAGTTCTAACAATAATCGTACTACGTGCCGTGCATCAACAAAGTAAAACCCTGGTGTTGAAAAGTCATAATGCACTCCGTCGAATTCTAGCAACAGCGGTTTGCTCACATAGACCTCTGCGAACCCGCGCGCGCCGGGTAGCGTCATCTTTGCCACCCTTGTGCCTCTTTGTCTTGGGCTGCACCCACACGCCATTAACCACCCCTGCGCCGCTTGGCGCGGTTAATGATGATTTGTTCTTTGTTAAACACGGTCAATCCCTGTTCAATTGTGCCCCACGCCGGGAACTCACTACCCGTGTAGCCATCGCATACTTCAATCTTGCCGGAGCGAATCATTGAAAGCTGGTTGTCGCTCCACTCGAGATATGTGCGGCGCACCTCGTCGGTAATCAGCGGACGTTGGCAAGGGCAGGTATGAAAGGCCCCGGTTTCGATGATGTTAATTTTGGTCAACAGCCCCTCTTCACCAGTGGCCCAACTTGCCAGTGTGCAATCGCAGGCCCCTACAGAACCCCGCGCGGCGTGAATGTTACCCGATGTGATATCGAGGTAATGATTGATAGTGGCGATTTCTTCAGCCGTTAGGGTGGCGATACGGTAAGCGTCTGCGTTTGCCCACGTCACGCCGGTCGCGGTGATGGTCGTCTGTGTAACCGCCGTTACTACTCCGCTTGTTCCTTGCGTGGTATTGTAGAGCACCATCCCCACGTTTGCTTTGACGCCTCGATTAACGAAGTTTGCAAAGGTGTCACTCAGCGCGGCGTCAACCGGGCCTGCGCCTGAGTGTAGCCCTTGTAACAGATTGGAAGCACACCAAAACGCGGCAAATTGCCAGGCTTGGGCATAGCGCCCTTCACAGGTCATTTACGCAGCCTTGCGGCAAGCTCTGCGTCAACTTTCTTTAACTGAGCTTTGCTGGCTTTCCGCACCTTCACCGGATTGTCAAGCCCAGCCGCGATTAAAGCAGCGGCTTGTTCGCGCGTCACTTTGAATTTCTTCGCTAGTTTGAAAACTCGTTTATCCATAGATTCTCCTTATGGCGCGTTCGCAACCGTGTCACCGTCTATGCAGTGATTGTTAACCCAAGCCCCATTTCCGCCACCCTCACAGGTGACGGCATATTGGGCCAGCGTGCAGCCGAACCAGTTATCACTCACGAGGTTAGCCGACCCGCCCCCGTCATCAATGACAAAGTAGTTTCTAACCCCGGCTGGCGTGCCGTGGATACGGTTGGCGAAGATGTAACAGAAGTCGGTAGTCGGGAAATCTACGGCAATCGCGCAATCATCAAATGAGTTGTGGTAAATCTGCGAATAATCCGGATCGCCTTCAACGCTCAGATTATGGATAGCTGCCACGGAAACATTATCGAAATGATTATTGTAAATGCGTGCATACCAAGAGAAGTCAAGGGCGATTCCGTAATCTAGCGAAGTGTCAAAAAAGCAATTGCGCACGGTTAGGTTTTCGCCGTAGTCAGTCGCACCATCCCAGTATGATGCTATGCCGCTTGTGTTTGCGAGCGTATCCAGTGGATAAAAACATAGTCCCTCAATGAGTACGTCCGTCGCATTGACGGTGATTGCATACTCATTATCCGCCGCCGCAGACCAGGTACAGGCCATCGGGTTGGGTGATGCGCCAACGATGCGGATTCCGCCCTTGGCCGCGGGGATAACCAGGCTTTCAACGATAGGTGTATTACGTACCCCGGCAGCATATTGCCAAGCGTCGTTGGCACCGACCACGATAGTGTCGCCCATATAGGCACGACACAACACAATAGCGGCGGTCACTGTTGCAAGTGGAACGGTAGGGTCCTCGCCCAAGTTACCAAAGTCAATCGCCTGCGCGTTGTTTGGGTCAACATAGAATACTTTTGCGCCAGGTGCAAAAAACGACAGACTACTGAGTGCGGTGCGGGTATCAAACCCCCAAACTTGCTCTTGACCATCCGCAAAACCGGCGTTACGGTCTCTTACATTCCAGTTCCCCATAGATACCTCCAAGGGAACACAGCGCGGGAGTTACCCCGCGCTGTGTTATTTCTTCTTTTTCACAGTCGTCTTTTTGACGGGTTTCGGTTTTGGCATTGCCTTGCGGCGTTGCGCGTGTTCCTCAGTAAGTAACTCGTCAAGATAGGCGTTAAACGCCTTTGGTGAAAGAACGTGTTTCAGTTCGTTGAGTTCGCTTAGTTTTTTCATTACTATGTCCCTACTAGTTCAATTGCGCCCGCTCCGGCGTTGATGACGTGGTTAGCGATAGTCATTGCGGCGTCCGCGTGGTTGATTGCGTCTGTGGCTGTGATGTAGTTGTCTACACAAAACAGGTCACCGACTACTGAGTCATCAATACCAGTCCCAAGCAATACCGAGCCACCACCAGAAATCTTATTGTGCGATGCCTCTGAGCCACCACATAGACCAGCGCCGGATAGGTCAATCCCCGTCGTCACGGCCTTGATGCGGTTGTTTTGGATGAGGCAATCGAAAAATGCCCCAGTGCTGCGAATGCCAATCGTGATTGGGTTTGTGTTATAGGCGAAGTTGTTGTTAACAATAACACTTCCGCCGGCGTCGGTCGTATCAATTCCAACCGTTGCCAAGCCTGGATTGCCGTCAACAATCATACAGCCGTTGATGAGACAGGAGTTCATCACGCCAAAATCAAGCACGGGGACGGCAGCATTGGCGGTAAAACGGATATTGTGAAGATGCAGCCCCAAGCCAGTTCCAGCAAGTGGTGAGCCGGTTAGCGGATCAACATTTACGCACACATCGCCACCGATAGCCAAACCAGTCCCGACCATAGCCGCGTAAAATGGCGGCGTCAGGTTTTCAACGTACTGCCCTGGCGCTATCCATATTGTGTTAAACTCACTGGGCGTATCGCCCCAATCAACAAGCGCGTTATTTGCATCAATAGCAGCCTGAATCGTCAGAAACGGCGCTTCTGGGTCAGTGCCCAGGTTGTCGTCATCTGCGTTTGGGTGGTTCTTGTCCACGTAGTAATTCAGACCAGTATCACCGGCCACCTTGCCATAACGCCCAGTCCCACGGATCCCCCAAACCGGTTCCCGATCTGGTAGGATTCCAGGTGCGATTCCTTGAATTCCGATTCCCATAGATCACCTCCTAGTGTCTTGCGCTACGCTTCCAGCCCTCGCGCGTGCTGATAACCTGCGGTGTTGCTTCATAAGCCGCAATCATCGCCAGGGCGTCCTCGTAGCGTTCCAACGGCCAGGTCTGCGGATCTGCTTTGCGCTCCTTGATGATGGCCTTTGCGGTTTCGATGGTCATTTTGTAACCCGCCATCAACAGCGCTTCAAGTTGTTTAGTCTTTGGTTTGACCATCGGTTGCGCCGCAGCCAGTGCCGTTATTTTTTCTTGAGAGGTTGCGCCCGTCGCCTTATTCACTAGCGCCTGACGCAACTCCTCAAGTTCGTTCAGCCTTTGTTCAATCTCGTGTAGTTCCATTTGTTCCCTCCTATGATTATGCTGTAGTGCCGGAGCTGTAGTAAATGCCCCGGAAGTCGGTCACGCCGACGTAGGTGGCGTCATCCCAACCGCCTATGATGTCTTCGACCATATACTCGATGTCCCCGGTGAGGAAGTCACCCATCATAAATGCCGGGTTTGCACTTCCGCCGATGGTCAGTTCGATGTCGCTCCTCTTTTTGAATACCCGAGGACCATCCCATCCTTGCAAACGCGCAACCGTGATGGTCGGCACTTCGGTCGGGTCGGCTACGAGATACCAGGGGACGTCCGGGACTGCAAAGCCGATGTATGGGTCAACCCGCACACCTGCCACGAAGTCCATCAAAACGTTTCCGCCAGCCCCACCGTATGCTAACAAATCTTTGAGAATGTCAGCGGCTTGGATTTGCAAAATCTTGGGGATAACCAGCCACACTTTGTTGATGTTCATCTGGTTGACATTCACGTCCACCCGCTGCATCATTGCGTTAAGACCGATGGCCAGGTTGGGGGCGGTCAGTCGCCCCGTGCCACCGTATACTGCACCCAGTGCAATCAGGGCCGCTTGGGTCGTAGCATTGTCATACAGCGCCGACACCCACGCATCCAGCCAACGATTGGCGGCGTTCGCCATCCGCTGTGGAGTTTCCTTGATTTTGCCCAGGTCATCATTGACGATTGCGCGCCAACTTACATCAAACTGCCGGCCATATTCTTCTACGCCGTAGTTGATTTCGGTTTCAGTGATGTAGGTAGCTGCCACCTGTTGTTTTTCGCGGCGTTTGTACAGCGTCCCCGGTTCGCTCATCCTGAAGCGGGCCACGTCACGGAAGTCCGGCGCGGTATCTTTGAATGTGTAGTCCTTCCAGCTCCCCACATCATACTCATAGTCGGCGTAGAAAGCCCGGCTGATTGCGTCGGCGAAATACGAAGAGAAATGCGCGACGGTCAAAACCTCGGCCAGGGCATGCTGCTCGCCTCGCAGAAACAAATCTTTACCACGTGTCCCCAGTTCACTCATGGCGCGGACTGTTTCTACGCCCCGTTCTCCGATGTCCTCTACCAACCACTCTGGCGGATTATATTCACGCATCACGTCAGCGCGTTTGTTTTCATCGGTCAACCCCATTGAAGCAAGTGCGTATTCTTTAACCCATTGTGTTATCTGATACATATCATTACCCCCTAAATCCCTGCGCCGCGTTGCATAACTTGGCAGTCCTGCGTGCTGGCAGTTGCGCCGCCCAGCGGGTACAATGCTGCCGCCTCACTGTTGATGGTGGCGATAGTACCGAAGAGCGTATTTGCAACGGTGTCGGTACCGATAGGAGATGTACTCAAATATACTCCCGCAGGCATTGATGCACTGTGATCGTAGTAGATATTATCTCCGACGTTGATTGCCCCCCAGGTTAGCTCTGCCACCCCAGGATTGTAGGTCAACACGTTGCGTACTTCCCAGTTGCCTATGAAACACGGAGCAACATTGACGACAGCGATTTCGTCGCCCGCGTCAATTGACAGTATAGTTCCGCACAACTGCGTCCCCGGTAACAAGCTCGTGAGTTCACACGGGTTACTCTCGGTGGGCGTAGCGTCGGTCAGCCTAGCGTATGGAACGGTGATTGTAAAAGTCGGGCCGCTAGAGTGCTGATAATCGTGGTGTATTTGTTCTGGCATTTGTTAGCCTCCTATTTTAACCACTTCGAATTTACAGCAGTTTGCGCCTCAATAATATCCGCGCGGCTGTGCCTGCGGCTCGGCTGTTGCTGTGTTGGATTGGCAAACGGTTGCCCGCTGCCAGATGCTTTCAGCCGATCAATTTCGGCTGTGATAGCTGTTTCAAGTGCTGCGGTGTTTTCATACGTTCCCTCTGCCAGTTGCACCAAACTGCCTGCGGGTAGGTTCGTTTTACTCAGTGCATTTAACGCCTCGTGCATTGAGATTTGCGGTGGAGGTTTGCCGGCCTCTTCGATGTCAACTTCCTGCACATCGGCGGGTGGTTCCATATCTTCGGGTTCCGGCTCGGGTTCCGGTTCTGCATCGCTTTCTGATAATGCCATCGCGTGGCCCCCTGCGCCGTCGCGGGTGACCCAATCTACAAAGCGTCCCTCAGAAATGCTCTGAACGATGTTGTATTCCACGCCGTCAATTTCCCCGACAGTTGATGTTCCTTTGCCTATAATTGAACATCGAAGTTTATCCAACTCACCAGCATCCGCTCGGTTTCGTACCTTCTCGCAGAATCCAGGATCGTAGGCCATCACATTGGAAACCAGGTAAGCGCCATCTTGCATGTCACGCACCCCAAAAACCTCTTTGATAGTTGACACGTCGGTTTGCTCGCTCCTCTGGTCTTCTTTGTGGTCAACGACGTGCATCGTTAGGCCCTCAAAAGCAGATTTCCCATCGCGCTCCAACATCTCGCGGGTGTAGTAATGATTGTCACGCTCATTACCGGGTCCGACTTTGATGATGCTGACTTCCATTGACAATGGTGCACGGCGGTTGGTAGGGGCGTCTTGTTCCAGTAGGGAAATGATGGGCATCGCAAGTTCTGAGAGTTCGCTTGTTTCGCTCTCTTCAGGTTCCTCAGTATCCCCGGCGGTGTCGTCTGAGGGTTCCTCTTCCGGTTCGGCGTCTGGCATCTCTTCATCTGCGGATTTAACCAACAGTTCACCTAATGCCGTCAGGTTTTCCACGGCGGCGTTAAAAAACTCTAATGCCTGTTTATAATCCATCTCAACGGTTTCCTCCTGTCTAGTTTTTAAGTGTTCATCGGCGGCCTTTTCGAGTTTCGCTTTAGCCGCTGCGATTTCGTCAGCGCTGGCCCCTTCGACTTGCCCGATACGTGCCAGGGCATTCCGAAGGTGCGGAACATCTACCGCGCCGTCACCGTCCTTGTATGGCAGTTTTCGCAAACTACGCGGTGTCGTTTTGCCGTCCTCATCCTTTTCGCCGCCCGGTAAAATCAGGGCAAACGACGAATCGGGCAAATCATTCACAAATGCGGTTGTCCATTCTGCCATATTTAATGCTCCTCAATCCATCGTTTAATGTCTTTGGTGGTCACAATTTCACGCTTGCCCCACGTCCCCCGGACGCGCCACGGGTCAATTCTGTTTTTTGCCGCTAGACGTTGCGCGGCGGTGGTGATGTATAGTCTGGTTGCCCTAGTCCTCATAGATTGCGCGGGCACTGAATGTGCTCGCCTGGTTATCGGTTGCGTTCAACATCCGCATCAACATTCCGCCATCGGGCGCAAGCTGTTTTCCCAAGTGCCAATCATAACGGGCGTGGTCGCGCGCGCTACCGGCGGAATAATCACCCTGGAAGCCATCGTATAATGTAGTCCCCGGACGCTTCACAACATACATTCGATTGTTGACGGCGGTAGCATCATAGTCATAGCGCAGGCCCGCTTGTGCATCGGCGGTTGTCTCGCGGGCAATCGTAACAACATTCCCGGCGGGCGCGCCGCTCACTAGCAAAATCTCGCCTTCCACCCGGTCATTACCAGTTATCCACACGAAATCGCCATCCTCAAATAGAGAACCATCAACAACCGTCAAGGCAACTTCGTTTTTATCCCAATCGTTGCCGCCATTTTGCGCGCTCTCATTCGCCGTGTGGGTGTAGAATATCTCCCACTGTTGGTCGTCAGCGGTAGTAGTAGCGTGGATGTAAACCCCCACACTTAACCAACGGACGGTCAATATGTCTGGCGGAATGATGCGTACCACATCGCCCCAATAGTTTTGATCCTCACGCGCGCCGCCAGCGCCGTCAGTGGTGGAATTGCTTATGGTTACGGGGTCACCGGCTGCACCTTGCCCTGCGCTTAATGGGTAGATGTCCTCGTGCTGTTCTGTGGCTAGTTGGTCAATGTACCCAGGCCAGTTGTTATTAGTGCCACTGTCAACCGTTGGGCCATCGCCACCACCCGAAGTGCTGAACGCCATTGAATTGTTAGACGTGCCGCTCACCGCTTCAAAGCCCGAGGTAGCATTGCCGACGCTGTGGCATTGGTCGAGTAAGCACCGGGTAACACTGGCATCGGAGAGGTAAAAACCGCGCGTGGCCGCACCCGCACCTGGTGTGAAACATTCACGAAGTACGGTGTTGCGCGCGCCGATGTCAAAAGCGATGGCGGTCGAGGCCGCCGACACACAGTTGAACATCTGCGTGGAGTGCTCCGCAATAGCAAAGCCTACTGTACAATTAACCGCGATACAATTTCTAACAATAGAGCCGATTCCGTCTACTAGCAAACCCTCCGCCCCCGCCTGGACAACATGCGCGCCGTCCACCCCGCACCCCGTGCCGCTGACAGTCAGGCATGTTCCGGATGTGCTA